TGTTCAATTTTTTGTTCTTTTGCATTTACAACCTCCTGTTGTTTTTGTAATAGTTTTTGTGTACTTTGTAATGTTTGTTGTAATTCAGTTATTGTTTCTATATCCGAAGTAAGTGAATCAACATCATACGCGTTTAATAATTGTTTATTCGAATTAATTGAATTATTCAATGTAGTTAAATCTATTTCATAATTTTCAATATCCGAATGTATGGATTCAATATTTGATATTAACTCCGTTTCTTGCAATTGTAAATCTTCTAATCCTGGGCCGTTATATGTTGTAGGCAATTTAGATTCAATTAATGATAATATTGATTCTTGTTTTTGATTGCGTTGTTCATGTAACTCGTGTTCATCTTGTTCCAATGTAACAACATCAGATTGATTAGTATTAATTGTAGAATCTGCAGTTAAAATAATTTCAGCAAAATCTGTCTTTTTATATTCTTTTAATTTACCGGCAGTTTCTTTAATTTCATCAGCTGCTAATTTATATAATTGTTCAAATACTGTAATATCTAAAAATTGTGATAATAAATCTTTTCTTTCGCGTTGTGATTTTTCAATAAAGTTATTGTTATCTGCTTGCAATGAAAATGCAGTTAAAATAAAATCATCATATGTTCCTAAATATTGACGAATTGATTTATTTGTATCACTACGTTCTTCACCATTTAAATCCTGTGTATCTGTAAAGAAATTCACATTAACTTTAACATGGCCGTTTTTGTTTTTAATTCCTTCACGAACAATAGTATATGTAGTATTATTTAATTCAAACGTAAACTTACCTACAAATGAAGATTTTTTGTTATTTAATACTTCATGTGCCTTACCTGTTTTACTACATTTATCAAAAATAGTATAAGTAATTGCATCTAACAATGAAGATTTACCCGATGTGTTTGCAGCAAATAAACCACATACATCTTGCAAATTAGTAAAGTCAACTACATTACCTTCGCCATATGAAAACATATTATCAAATTCAAAACGAACTGGGTGCCAGGTCATATGCCTAACAGATTCAACTGCGGGTAATTTTGAATTTATAGTTCTGTTAATATATCTAATTGCATCTGTTTCTTCGGCCGTTACTTGCGGGAATTTTGAATCGATATATGATGTTAATAATGTATTTTGGTATTCAACATCACGAACGTTTCCTATTTTAAATGAACTAGATGTTTGTGTGCTAGCAACAGAATTTGATTGTAATGAAATATCTTGTACATCATATTTAGAACGAATAACAGTAATCATTTTTTTAATATCTGCTGCACTCGCATCACTAAATTTAATTCGAATTCTAGGTTTTAGTGGCATACGATGTGGAGCTGATATTACATTTGTTCCTTGTATTTCTAAAGTAACATAACCGTAGTCATTTTGAATTTGCGCAAACTCAGCACTACGTGTTTTTAAGTCCCAAACTAATATTCCATGGTCTAATGCTTCTCCATGATTTTGTTGAATTAAAGAACCTGGATATGCAATAGTTTTAGCATCATCTAGAAATTGAGCTGGTTTATGAATATCGCCTAATAAGGTAATGTCATGTCCTTTAAATATATCTGTAGTTACATGTTCATTTGATATTTGGTATCCGATATCTGTTTTTGCTGAATTAACAGCTCCGTGGTGTAATGCAATTTTATAATCTGCAGTAAAGTCAGATGCTTTAATATACTCACTAGGTTGCACATCTACCGCCATATGATTAAATACAACACCTCCTACTTCGAATAATCCATTTTCTTTAATAAAGATAATATTTGGATTATTAATAACATCTAATATAGGACTAACTGCATCTATACGGTGCATGTTATTTAAATTCATATCATGGTTACCTAAAATAACAACGGTAGGTATAGTAAATCCATTAAAGAATTCAACTAAGATTTGAATTAATTCTGGTGACATATCTAATTTGCTATGTACAATATCACCGGTGATTACTACGATACTTTTACCTGTACAATTAGCTTCTATATAATCATATAAATTACGAAACACTTCGCGATATTCACGATGTCTTTTTAATGTACGAATATGTATATCTGAAACATGAAATATTTTATCTATCATTTCAATGTTAGTATCAATATGTTTTATATCCATAGTAAATCCATTTTTATTTGCATTAACCGTTCAAACGTTAACACATCTGTATTTTGTATAATTTCATTTATTTTTTCAAACCCTAATTCCGATGCATCTTTATTGTCTGCTAATTCTACGAAATAAACATTTAATCCTTCATTCATAAATTTTTCAGCAATTTGAATTGCTTTTCGTAATGCATCTTTATCTAAACAAACATATATATCTTTAACACGTTGTTCGATTATTTTCTTTTGAAGATTAGGTTGTATAATTTTTCCAAATAGTGGAATTGCATTTCTTTTTATTGCAATTGCATCAAATGCACCTTCACATAAAATTATTGGCTGTGACCAGTTAATCATCATATCAAAACCAATAATATCTTTTGATACATCTGGATTTTTATGTTTTTGGGAATCTGCTTTATAAAATGCTCTAGAAACAAAATAATTTAATTGTCCATCACAATCATAACTAGGTATTATAATTTTACCTGAATAACGACCAGATTCGCAATATCCAATTCTATATTTTAAAATATCATACACAGTAACACCTCGAGTATTTAATAAATAATGTAATGCGTTTCGGTAATCTGGTGTTTTCTTTTGTTTCCAAAGCGGAATATATTCTTCCGGTAACTGTAATGTAACTTGTTTAACTGCAGATGTTACTTGTACATGATATTTAGATGATTCTATTATTTTTGATAATTGTTCAAACTTTTCTTTTGATAAATTTAATTGTTTAAACAATGAAGTAATTGTACGTCCTTTTTTATCAGATATCCAACAATGCCAAGCATTTTCGCCGTTAGAATTAGTATTAATATTAATTTCTAATTTTGGTTTGTAATGTGATGTAAAAGGAGAGAAGAATGCGATATTATCACCAGAGGTAGATTTACCTTTGCCCAAAACTGATTCTAATAATTGTAGTAATTTTAAATTCTTCATTAAATATATAATAAGAAATATACTGTAGTATTCCAATTAAATATTTAATTAAATAAATAATTAATATATGTCAGACACATACATTTCATTTCTGGCCCAACGATCGATTCAATGAATGAATCAATCTTTATAATTAATTACATTAACCATACAGTAATGATATATAAAATATTTTTCACAATTCCAACCAAATTAAAAGAATTTTTTAATAATAACCGGTTCTTCGCCTGTTTTTAAACATTCTTGTAACCATTCTTCAGGAATTGTTTTTTTAGCAACATGTAAAATACCCAGTTTTTTTGCGTAATCTTCATATGTTGTTTTAGAAGCTTTCGATATTTTTTGGGTAGGAGTTTGAAAAACTAAACGAATATCCGCACCAGGATTTGATTGTAAAACATGTTTCATTTTAAGACGATCGGCGCTAGTCCATCGTCCTTTTGTTTCAATATACATTAAACTACCATCACGTTTTGTAAATATAAAATCAGGAGTATATTTTGCTTTGCGCTCTGGTACTATATAATGTAGTGTTTCTGTTTCATAATTCAAAGGATATTCTGTACTTTTTATTTGTTCTGATACAGAAAGTTCTAATCCTGATTTATAACCGTATTTATATGCGGCAGCCCGTTTTGAACTGCCTGCACTATGCCAATGATTTTTTGCCATAACTATTTAAATTTTATTAATCTTCTTTTTGTTTAGGTTTATATAATTCAAATTTAGAACCACTACCTATATATGTACCAATAAACGTTTTTCCATTATCCGGACTTTTGATGTCAAAGTCTTTTGCATTTACCCAAGTTTCAATATCATGGCGTAATCCTCTATGTGGTAATATTACTTTTAAATATGCATAGTCTGGCGTTTTTCCTATAATAGTAACTTCTCGATTTCTGTTTTCAGAAGCCTTTATCCATTTATCATCGAATACAACATCGGATGCAGGTAAATTTAAATCTTTTGCAAATAATTTATCAACTTTTACAGTATCGATATTCGGAACGTTTGCAAGAGTTACAGTAATATTAGTAGTATCATCTTTAATTATATTATTTTGTACCGGATTAAGTTTTATAAAATCTGCAAACCACTCTCTTAATAATTTATCTGCTTGCTCATATCTAGAAACCCCTTTCGATTCACCGAAACGTTTAATTAATCCATCTTTCATATTAATCCATAATGATTGTGTTTTTTGCTTAGTATACCAAGCTTGTTGATCAGCATCCCAATAATATACATACGGATCATTTCCCGATCTCAATTGGAA